TCTTCTAAACTGCCTAAAAAATAGGCGGCAAAAGTCTGAAGTCCACCTGACCAGAAATTTCTTAAAGTAAGCTAAGTGCTTGATTTATATAGATATTTTTGGGACAAAAAGGTTGTCCAAGGGTGTAAATAAGAAGAATTGTTGGTATAACAACTTTGACAGCAAGTAGTTAGCTGTCATCTAGAAGAGGCGAAAAGCCCAAAGGAAAGAAATGTTCGGTTTAATCAAAAAGTATCGCAAAGAACTCAAAGCCCTTGCTACGGTTGTATCCTATGCTGTTACGAGAATAATTGCGTTGGCGAAAGAAATTGTAATCTTCGCCAGTTCAGCATTCGAAGGCACGAGCTGGGCTTTTTAATCGATACAACCCTGACGATAACGTCGGGGTGAACTACGCTTGTAAGAGGCACCAAAATTGATGGAAAACACATATACGACATTTGGTAATATGTGGACGACAACTACATCGACAGGGTACGTAAACACAATTCCAACGGCCAATACTGCAGGGGTTTCTCCCCCACTCAGACCTATGACCCCTCCAGACCCCCAAGTCAGTAATATGGAAGTTCCTTCCAACTCAGCTCCGCAAGCTGCGGCTAGAGGCCCAGTCCCTAAGCTGTCGGAATCCTTCCTTCGGCCAATGAAGAACACCTTTGCATGCCGAAGTGAGAACGGTCTGCTCTACGACTACTACCCCATAGTAGTCAAGCCAGGTCCTTCCGAAAACCTTCTTTTATTCGTAAAGGCACCCCCGGTAATCAAAGATGGTGTTGTAACCCTGAACAAGGAACAATACCAGGTAACAATTCAAGACATTCTCAGAGGTCGTATCCGTGTCGCAACCAAACTCACAACAGCAACCAACGCCCGTAACAGTAGAATCACCACCCCCAGCACAGCCGGACCCCGGCCTGGAGGCACCGGCAACCCTATTTCAAATAACGAGCAATACGGAGCTGACGACACACTTGGGATTGAAGTCGACAAAGCTGCTGACATGGCTTGGGAGGAACAAGTCGGAACACTACTCTCCACTGTTTATTCGAAAGAGGGGCGGTGGGAAGTTGAGAGAACTCCACAATCCTGACGGGATAATGAGGTCAGTCCAGTACCGGATCAGTACTCGGATTCTGGCCAACTTCTCAATCCCTGACTACATCCATGCTTTCGAGAGAGAGCGTTCCATTCCACGAATGGCCCATCACCATGTGGGTAAGGATGTAGTCATCAGCATTGACATCAAGGACTTCTTTACAAGCATAAAACAAGCTCGCCTGGCTACCATTTTCGAAAACAATGGAATTGCTAAGGGGCCTGCACGAACACTCAGTGAACTTTGTACGTACAAAGCCTTCGTCCCCCAAGGTGGGCTAACCAGCCCTAAGATCAGTAATATAGTTGCTGCTGTAACCTTCGGCCCGGATATAAAGGAGTATTGCGACAGAGAAAAGCTGACGCTTTCTATTTACGCCGATGACATCACGGTTTCCTTTACCGGCACTCGGCCTGTGTCACCAATCCTTCGTGAACTGATGCAACTCATATCCAAACATGGATTTAGAGTAAACACCAAGAAAACCAAGGTTATGACCAAGGCCCGTAGACAGTACGTCTGCGGAGTGGTGGTGAACGTGAAACCCAACCTGATTCGAGAAGAACGCCAAAGACTGAGAGCCATTGTTCACAACATCGTGAAGAACGGACTGGAAGCCGAGGCTGCCAAGAATCAGGAAACGCCTGAAAAATTCGCAGAGATTATTAGAGGCAAAGTAAACTGGTTTAGACAACTGAATAAACCTCTTGGGGATAGGATGATGACCAAGTTATCAGACTATCTTTTCACCTGGAATGAGCAACGTGCCAAAGAAGGTATCGTGACTCAGCCAGACTCAGAAACCACGACGGATACAGAAGTGGCGACCATTGAACTAGCCCCGTGGGAAGGTTGAACTATGCAATTCAAAAGAATCCCGTCCCCTAAAGGGAGACTACCTTTACCTCCATCCAGAGCCAGCTTGGAAGCTGCAGGCTACGACCTGGAAGCCAATCTGGATGAAACGGTTGTCGTGAAGTCTGGAGACAGGGTAAAGATTCCTACGGGCATTGCTATTAACATGAAGAGGACAGGTATACCGGGGGCTACGAGAGTGGCTCTGGTGTTTCCCAGATCCGGTCTGGGTTCTCGGGGAATAATCCTTTCCAACAGCGTAGGAGTTATCGACGCTGATTATCAAGGGGAGATCTTCCTGTTCATGTGGAATGCAAGCAGCGGGCCTAAAACCCTCGATCCTGGAAACAGGATTGCTCAGTTGGTGGTGACCATGGCCCAAACACCCTTCCTTGAAGAAGTTACGGAATTCACCGAGCAGACTCAAAGAGGCGCAGGGGGTTTTGGAAGTACTGGCGTCTGATCAACGCCGAAGAGGGATTCAAACCCCTCTTTTTAGCCTAAATTTGGTACAAGAAAGGCGGAGGGGATTTCCCTCTTTTCTGGAGAAATGAAAATGTTGTTGCTCACAGATAAGTTCGACCTTCGTTGGCTTGATCGAAACCTGCAAGTCGGACACGAGTCAGAACTGATTCACCAAGTAAACCCTACTGTGAGAAGTGGGGGAGGAATTTTGGTGGGAGCCCTACCAGATCGAGTGGTTCACACGGAAACAGCCGGCCTTTCAGGGATGCTCCACGTCCCTTTGGCAGTTAGCGGGCATATGGGTCGCCAATACGTGGAGGATTACCTGAAGATTCATCCCACCCTCTCCATCGTCGCCATGAAAAACCCGTTGTTGGGCCGGGCAATCGCCGAACAGCTGAAGACCCCCGTGCAGTGGTTTTATGCACCGGGCAACTCCATGCCGGCCTTCTCACGGGGATTTATGGATGGAGCAGTCTCCGTGGTCACAATCCTCCCCAAGAAAGATATACAGAAAGAGGACGATGTGACTCTTCTATTCTCCAAAGACTTTTGGGAAAATGGATTTGACTGGTGGATGTTCCCTACCTTGTAAAAAAAAAGGGGGGGGAAGAGAGGGTTGAATTCTCTCTCTTTTTAGCCTTCGTAGGTTAGGTCATTCTACAACCAGAAGCGTCCATCACAAGGGAATGGGTTCCGTTGCCGAACGTAATGGTGACTGAAGTTGAATTTATAACAATCTTGTTCGTGTTATTATAACTTGCAGTTAAAGTGCTGCCATCATGGATGACTTCCGTGTATCCACCTCCAGAAGTAACCTTGGTTTGTATTTGCCCAGAAGTATGGTTAAAACGGCCTACAGCGGTCCCTGCTGCGTTTTGAACCTCAGTCAGTACCGTACCACTTAAATCGGTCTCACGCTTCATTAAGAGCTGATTTGAGTCGTTTCTAACGACATCCTTTTTTATCAGAGTCCCGGGAGCAGTAAGAGCAGAAAAAGACACAGGTGTGAAACCATAGTTATTCCCTTTTAATTGCTCACCAAGAACGGTGTCTCCGTAAATCTCTTGGTAGTTGTAGACGTCGTTTCTGGAATTGGCTATGGAACTGGAGTAACCTATAAATCTATATGCTCTGCCCCTGACGCTGGAAATGGTATCCATGCAGATGTCGGTGAACAGTTCATAATTACGACCTACGATTCTTACTAGATCGTCGTATTTTGTTATAAAGATTTGGGCTAGCCTACTGGCCTTGGCAATGAAACCGCCGCCCCGTAAAAGGCCATATAAGCCTCCAGAATCGTTGCTTATGACCTGGTCTCCTGCCAGAATGTCTCCGGGCTTGTCAGGATCGTTTACAACGCCGTTTGAGAGCCCTGCATAGTTCCCGGTATCAGATATGACCTGATCCCCGTTAGAATCGATGTTAACGGCAAATTCAGTATCCAGGCCAACTTTGGGCAATACCCCCATGATTATGGCGTTGGTGGTGGAGGTGTTGATTAGGACTCTATCTCCAAATCTAGGATTACAGTGAGATAACCAAATGACGCCAGTCAGGTTCTGACCAAAGGCGGTCTTGACCTGACAAGCTTTTCTTACTGCGTCTATGGAGGTTACCTCTCCCTCTAGGGTTGAGAAATCTCCCGGAGTGGGAGATCCAAACAGGGGCATTTACTATCTTCTTGGTTGAAATGGAAAATTATTGTAAGTAGAAAGCTTTTGTTCTAACTCAGCGTACTCACGGAGATATTTTTGGTATCTGGCCTCATCAAGGGCAGTCCATTCTTTAGGGTTGGACCGTCTCTTGAAATCTAGATCAAACAGAATGTCTCCAACAATCCCCTTTCGGAGATTGGTGGTCTCTGCGTATAGGGCAGTTCTAATATCGGCTCTGAATAAGTCAGTACTTCTTTTTAGCTCCGCCATATCCTGAGTGTAATCAGAAGCCCTCACGTATCGGGAGTCTATAAAGGAGAGACCTCCCCAACACATTCCAATCATGGTTAATATGGCTATCCATTTATCCAGGTGGGCTTTGGGATCCAGGTATCCTCTAACTTTTTCGATTGGCATAGTTTCCCCGCCTTTCTACTTAGTTAGCAAAACTTACTGGAACAGGTCTGTCATATTGAATGGAAATACCTTCAACGATAACTGGAGCAGTAGCCGTGATATTAAAGTTGTAGGAAGCGAACATGCAGGACTCGAGATAAGTAGCGGCAAGAATCTTACCGGTACCCGTGCCACCTCCACGAGTCTTGAATATGATCAGAAGACCGAACGGAACTGCGAAATATTCCGAGTCCAAGTTCATCATGATGTTCGGGTTCGGACTAGTAGCGCCAGGCTGCTTGAATCCATCAGTGTTCATTAGAGGCCGGTATGCATTAGCAGACAGTGCTTTTAGAATGTTCTGTTGATCCGCCAGCATCTTGCTAAAAGACAGGGCGTGAACAGTCTTGCCTCTAGTGAAAAAAGCTCTGTTGGAACCAATTTCGTATAGCCGTGCAAGCTGAGCATCCGAGCTCATATTGATACCGTCGGTAAGACCGATGGGCAATAGGCTGCCTGCTCCTCCGCTAAGACCAGTGTATCTTGCCGGTCCCGCAAACATTAGTGTCGTATCGGGTGTGGCTGAAAACTGGGAGAAACGCTCGTATCCTTCCTCTGCGAGGGTGGTTACGTACTCCCCTTTCCAATCAAAACCGGTGCTGAAGCCCACATCCTGTATAGTCCCCAGCCTATCATCATTTGCTGATGCCATTATTTATTTCCTTGTTTATTTTTGCTGCTTTTATACTTAGCCAAGGCTGCTCCGGTTAGGCCTACTCCGGCAGCTCCGCCAGCAGCCCATGCTGTATTTTTGCGGGTTTGACGTGTGGCAGCATCTGCGTAAAATGCTCTAGTGTTTAGCCTATCAGCTGCATCATGATAGGCGGTGGATCTATCTGCTAACATGGACTTAACAATGTCTCCCCCTTTCGACCCTCCTTTGACAGCCACAGACGCTGCCCCATGTTCAATCCCGGCGTCCATAATATTAGAGGCAGCCCCTCTAAGTGCCCTACCCTCTCCTCCGGACAATCTACTTAGATATCTGGATACAGCTCCTGCAGATTTCAGAATACCCATTCGAGTAGCCCTGGCTGCAACTGCGGTAAGCTTATTAGTAGCCCCTGCTGCAACACCTCCAGAAGAAGGTAGAAGTTTCTTACCAACCGTAGCCATGCTATTCATATGCTTGGCAATCTCTCCTCCACTAAAAATACCAGAGTGCAAGGGTGAGCCTGCTGCTGCTCTAGAAACCGCCTCAAGTTTGGATACTCCAGCAGGCCCCATTTTGCCGATGGCAGGCCCCAGTTTATTTCTAATCAGGGCCTTGCCAACTGCGCCCAGGGCCGCTACTTTTTCTAGGTATTTATTCATATTTAAATGTTTAGTTCTTGTCTGATTTTAGTAACTGTTTCAGCGCAATGCTTAATCCATCCGTTTTTCAAAGACCATATAACAGAATAAGGAATGTTTGCCTTTACTGATATTTCTCTTCTGCAAGTTCCCTTTTTGTACTCAGTTAGTATAAAACGAATTTGATCTTCAGTAAATCTAGGGGAGTTTTTAAGTTTGGATAGTCTAGATTCTGTTGCTTTTTTAGCAACTTCAGGATTTCTTTTCTTTCCTAAAAAAGCTTGCCTAATTTTCTCTCGGGATTCCTCGCTTACAACCTTGCCTAAATTGCCTATTCGTATTTTCTCTTTATGCTCTTCAGAAAGCTTCTTCCCTAATTTAGATTTCCTCATTCTTTCAATACTTTCCTGAGGTAATTCTGGGTACATAGGATCTGCTATTGTGTTGTACCCCTTTCCGGGTAAATGGCTTCCTGCTTTTTTTATTAATTCTGATTCTCGTTCTCTGATAGCTTCTACTGGACATATTTCTATAACTGAAAATTCGAAACAACCTGGCCCATACGTATTCCAACTAGACTGTAGATGTTTAGAATGATGTCTGTTATTCTTTAGCATGCTCCTATGAGATTTCCACCTCATGCCTATCTTGTTTGCAGAACCGATGTATACCTTACCATTCACTAAGTTCTTGATCTGGTATACACCGGCGGCGTGGCACAAACTCATATTTACACAATCAAGTACAGGTTCAGATAGTTCAAGGGAGAGACAATTTCAATCTGCAGGTTGCAGTTAACTTGGTCCTTGTTATTAGCATCCTGCTCTAGTTTAGTAATAACACCGCTAATTAACGGAGGACCGATCTTTGGAAGTTTTTGACCTTTTAGCAATTCACTTGAGGCATCTATGGTCTGACGAATGGTGTTCAAAGTATCAGCAGTCACGTTCCAGCTACCAATGAACATCTTAAGCTTGTCATAATAGAAGTAGCTCAGAAAGTCCCAGTTCTTAACTTTGAGAACTTCACGGTATTCAAGCACTGATACGTCAGTGGTCATTTCATGACGAACGTAAGGAATTCCCCCCTGTGTTTCTTGAACGAATAAGAAAGTTCCGACTTCAGCCATTGTTCCAAGGTCTGCCCTGGAGAAGTAGAAGTTGCTGTTCTTCAGGTCAACAATCCCAGCTACGCCGATGTTGGTAAACCCTTGTTGTACAGGGAAACCAGCCATCATTCCACCAAGAGCGGAACACAGGTAGTAACCAGGCAGGAATTTAGTTGCGCCATTTACGGTAACACCAACGGTATCAGGCTGAACATGAACAATTCTCTTGTCGTTGAATTGGCTGGACACACCGGCTACGGCAGTTGCCTGTTGACTCTTGGTAAGAGCACGAGTAACGTAGTAAGACACTGCGGTTGCGGTAGCCAGAGCAGAGATAATTAGCTGCTGGTTGCTAACGACTTGTAGAACAGTTGCAGTTCCAATGATGGTTCCAGGAGTTGCTGCGGTAATGTTTACGACATCTCCAGGGGTCACTCCATCTTGAACGAAGGTGGCATTGGAAGCAGTCAAAACGTAGTTACCAGTGTTGATTGTAACCGTGTTGTTTCCGCTGTTGGCGTTCACACTCGTGGAAGAGTAGTTACCAATGTTCTGAGTAGTAGGAATTGCAGTGTTAGCAAGTACAACTCTCCAGGACGCAGCAGCTGGCAGAGACATCTGATCAACGTGAGCCTTATAGGACGCGATGATGGATTGATCCTGAGTCAGCGGAACCAGAGTGTACAGACGCTGAGTTTCAGTCAGGGTCAGTGCGTCCAGGTGTCCTTGAAGATCATTGGACTTGATTCCGATTGCAAAGATACGGCCGGTAGTATTGGCCAGGGCCATAACCAAGGCCAGGGCTAGAGGGTTATCATCAGTTGTATCCCCCAACAGCCCTTCAACATCATCAATGCTTTCAAAGGTGTTGATGGTACCTGCTAGATCCGTACGAAGTGCTTTATAGGAGAAATACACATCCGCCGTGATGACCTTGCCGTAGATCAGTTCTGAGTTGGCTTGAATAGTGACCTGACCGGTGCTGGCAGTGGTGCTTGTGTCAAAGTTTGATCCACCAGAAATAGGTTTGGTTGCAGCGACCTGTTGGTTGTTGTAAGTCTTTCTTACTGACAATTGAACATTATTAACTCTTCTGACTTTAGCACCAGCAGACACGGATGTAACCGTTGGATTTCCGGCAAACGTAAGAGTGTTGGTAGCAACGTTGGTAAGAGTAGCCAGATGGTCTGCACCGTTGGCCCCTGCGCCTTCTAGAATGATTCTGTCGCCGGTCTGAAAATGAGTTCCGCCACCAGTAGTGACAGTAACTGCGGTTGCTCCAGGAGAGACAGTACCAGTTGAAGCTATAACTTTGGTCACAACTGCATTGGTAACCGCTGTAGTTGCAGCAGCACCCAACGTGAAGGTAAGACCGGACACGGTGATAGTTGTGGTTAGGGACGCACCAGCAGCACCAGCACCAGAGACAACAACAGTATCACCAGTAGCAAATCCGGCAGCACTAGCTACGGTAAGAGCAGTTGAAGCCGCACCGACGGTACCTGTAGTGGTCGGCACGCTGAGGTTATCAGGGGGAGCATCATACAGAGTAATCGTGCTAACAGTACCATTTTGACCAGAGCTCGTAACAACGCTACGAACCTTGCTGGACATGGTAGTTGCAGTTCCACCAGGAGGAGTGTAGGTTACAACGACGGAATCTCCTGCTTCGATACGAAGAGTATTCGTGGTTGCATTCTGGTTGGAAACCAATGGCTTAGTAACAGCTTGAGTCGTGGCTGTAGTCACAGCAGCGGCTGCGAGGGTGAAAGTCTGACCAGAAATGTTACTGATCTTCGTAACTAAAGGCACAGTACCACCAGCTCCTGCGTTGGCTACAGAAATGTCGTCACCGATAGCCCACTGAGTGGCCATGGCCGCAGTAGAGATTGCCAGGGAGTTGGAAGCCGCGTTGATGGTACCAGTCACTCCAGTAGGAGTGTTAACCGTTAAAGTGCTTTGTCCGGAATAGCTGTATGCACCATTCAGGAACGTTTCTACTTTTGTGTTGTTGTACCAAGGCACTACGGTGGAAGTAGTAACTGCTTGACCTGGCTTTTGACCAGGTAAAGCAAAGGTATTGGTAACAGCGGTATTTGCAATTTTCCCTGCTTTTGACAGGACCGCTCCGGTTACAGCTGTAGATGCACCAGTGTCCAAAGTTATCTGGTTGCCGGCCATGGAAAGAATCGTGGCCTGAAGATTTGCGCCGTTAGCACCTGCTCCGATGACTAGAACAGAGTCTCCAACGGCAAACCCGCCAGGGGCAACAACGTTGGTCAGAACTGCGCTGTCTACTGTGGTATCTGCCAGAGTAGTTGACGTAGATAGGGCGGCGGTAGCCACTTGAGAAGCTGCAGATCCGCTAACGTATTTCAGAACGTTATAGCTAGGTCCGATGATGCAGGTATCTAAGTCAGGGGTTGAATTTAGTACGCCACCAGCATTTGCAAGCTGCTGATAGACTAGAACTGATGGAATTATATAAGACATGAGTCTTCGTTCTCCGAGTATTTACATTATTTTAACTGCTGGATTGACGCTTTAAATCCAAATATATGTTATTGATTTTAATGGCGTCATCATTTACTTTCCAGTGCTCTTCCATTATATATGGAACCATTATTACGGTCTGGAATATTTCTCTATCTTCCTTTGACAGCCTAGGATCGCTGACTGACAAAGGCATTGCGAATTCTTTGAAACCCTGGGTGTTACATATTGCCGGCCTGGACCAAACTATGAAATGAGAAACCATGTCAGTTATAAGTTCCATGGTCCCTTCATGACGGGCTTCGATCATTATCTGAGCTTGCCCGGTAATCATGACCATGTTGACACTGTCTTTAAGGCCTTTGGTTTCTATAGGAGATTTACCTTCGGCCAAGTTGTTGCTCATACCAACTCTATCAACAGTATATGTCCCTCTATTCACTAGAATTCTTGGCTTGGGTTGTATTGCTTCCTTGTTAAGGTTGTTCAGTGAGTCAATCTCTATTTTAGAGTTTTTAGGATCGATATCAAACTTAAGATCTGGTCCGGCGTAATTGGAGAAAAACACCCGAAGTGGGTAGATGAGTATCGAGGAAATTAATGCAGGGGAAAATCTCATCTGAATCTTTCGGGGTATACTTTTCTTGCCAAAGTATATTCAGGAGCTTGTCTTTCTAGTTGCTTCAGCTGAACTATCTGTCTAACTACATTGGTCTGGAGTTCCGTAGTGGCAACGGCTTGAACCATATAAAGAGAGGCGTCCGGCTCCCGAAATATCAAATCAAAAGCAGCTATCTGGGGAACACTTATCGTCCAGGCAGGGATAGTGTTTGATTCCAGTTTACCGAAGTACTCCCAGGTTGGACTGTTGGGGGTAGGCTCATACTGAAACAAAGTTTCGTACGGTTCAAAATACCCGCCGTCAAAACTAGTACCGGCACAGTTTTCGCAGTTGTCTTTCATCACCTTTTCTGCTACGTAGTTCCAACATACTCCGCATCTTTTACCGTATGTTTTTCTACGGAACAGATAAGACTTGACGCCTACGAATTTACGAAGCAGTAACCACTCTCTTCTCTGAATTTCTGTCTTTCTCAAATGAGCCCAGGAGTTTAGGGGAGTAGTCCAGGATAAAGGATTAGAAGTAACCACTTGTCCATCTGGTAGAATAACTTCTACTTTGTAGAAAGGCTTGTTGAATACTGAAACTGCCCTAACCTTTAAATCGTCGAAAAAGGGAGAAGTCAACGGAACCATATTTAGTTTTATATAAGGTCCCTCTTCTGCCTCAGAGCGATAGACGTTGTATAGACAGTTACCCCATTCGGCCGGAAAGGACACTTCCATACCAACACTTTTGTACCAAGCAGGATAAAATGTGGCGGAGATGTTTCCAGAAATAGTTTCGCCGTAAAGAGCGGTACTAGTTCCGGGATGACTTAAGGGGTAGTGAGCCCAACTGTGAGATACACCAAACGAAGACATTACCAGTACGGAAAGTTGGCTTGGTCACTTCTGACTTCGCCCCAACCCGCCTCCATGTTATTTTGTATCTTCACTTTCTGTGCTGCATCTAAAAAAGAGGCTTGATACATACCAGCCAATGCTCGGTACAATTCAAACTTCTCCTCTACAGGAATAGTGAGGCCCCCATCGGAATAGGCCATGGTGTTTCTAGCCATAAGGGCTGACTGACCGGCGAACAATTTCCATAGAGTGCCTTCTAACAGAAGGGCTTTATATTGAACGGGAAAACTCAGTTGAGTATCCGCCGTAAGAGGAGTAACCATATTCCAAGCCGACAAGGCTAGGTCCATGGCCAATGTAATTTGAGTCGGAGAGAACTCCTCACCGTCTAAAAGATGATTCTTTTCAGCTTTATCTTGAATGAATTCCTGAACTTCTTCGACGGTGAGGGACATTTACTTATTTGGTCTCTTCTGTAGTTTCAGCGGTTTTATCTTCCGCTTTTGCTGCCTTTTTGGCCTTGGTGGGAGGCTCTGAGGTTCCACGAACTGCAGGCTCAGAGAAAACGATTTCCGGCGGATCTTCGATACCAGAAACCAGCTTTGCCAGTTCACCCTCAGTTGGTTCTCTTTCAACCAGCTTTACCCATTTCCTGCGAATACAATCAGCCACATCATCGTGGTCAGCTTCTTTCTTTGAAACGGGCACGCATCCCTTAAATGGAACCTTGACTTTGCCTTCAATAAGTTGCACTTCTGCACTTGAGATATTAACGAGGTACTTAAACATTACGAATCCTTAGTAGTAGTATTGGCGGGAGGAAGTAGATGGTTTATTCACCTTGTTCACCGCTGCACCAGCAGCTAGTCCACCCGCTCCTAGGATTCCAATTTTAGCAGCTCTTTGTTTGAATTGCAACGACTTTATATCACCTCGTACTTGACCTAGAGAACTGAATTTCGATTTATCTCCATATCTGCTTACAAGCGAAGTTATCTTGTCAGCGGAGGCTCCGGATCTTACGGCCCCACGGATTTTTCTGTAACCCAGTGATTTAAGATTGTCCACTCCTAGGCTCGAAGTGTATTCATTTATCTTTCCACCCGTGGCATGTTGGCCAATATCAAACAGGCCTTTACCTACGGCTTTGGCTCCAGTTTTAGCCGTTCTAAGCAAGGATTTGGCTAACGATAAACCAGCACCGGCAACTTGTTCAACAGCTGCCATTTTAGAAAACTGAGACTCCAACTTTTTCTGTTCGTTATTAAGTCTGGACTTGGTACTGGCGTATGAATACGTTCCCGCTGCTGCTATTCCACCAGCTACTGCCCCTGCTGCAACGCCTGTTTTAAGTCTGGCTTTGTCTCTAGCTCTTTCTAGTACTCGTTGATGACGGTGAAGACCTCTCATTGTATTCTTTGGCACGGTAATACCGTTGTTTGCCACGAATTGCTGAATATGAGCTATTCTTTTGGCGTTCTCTGCAGCCGCACTACCAGTTACGTTTCTAACGTATCTAGAGATAGAGTTAATGACCGCGATTTTTTCCAGGTACTTATTCATATTCTATATTTTAAATTACCAAATAGCGGATCAATTCCTTTTTACTTCTCTTAGATAGAGATAAAGCCTCCCGGGTAATAGCCAGTTCCGTAGCAGCGGTAGTGTCATTCTTGTTGATTTTGTTGGACAGAATGAATATAACCATAGCTTCAACTATTTCTGCGTTAGCCTCAACAGACTCCCCGTATTTTATAGTCTCTGCTATATATATGGTATTGTTGACGTAATCAAATACGAAGCGAACATCGCAATGCGCGGAGAGTTGATACTCGCACTCTTCCCCATTCAATTCTCTTAGGGATACGATTTGTATTCTAGGTTTAATGACATCCTCGTCCCTTACGTTAAGGGCCCGCAAAACCCACGACAATATAACCTGAAGAAAGATATCCATGATGTCAGAAGTGAAAAAGGCCCCGTTGCAGGGCCTTATGAATTGACCGACATAGGAAGGGACGGAATACTATCGGCCAGGAGGGAAAACATATTATACTATATTTTAGAAGGAAGAGCCCCTTATTTGGTATAAGGAGTTAAGATCAACCAAGTAGTATCTTCACAGGAGGGAAGCACAGATGTTCAAAATAGCAGTAGCGCCCGTACCCCAACGTCCGGACATGTTCATGAAGATCCGTGCATCGGACTTCGAGAAGCGTATGGGGCAAGCATACGTCGACACATTCCTGATGTCCGACATCGGGTTCAAGGTACCCCGGGAGCAGATGGAGCTGGCGCTGTACAAGCTGATCACCCTGCCTAACACGGATGCCCAGCTGGTTCGCATCGTCCGTCATTCCAGGATGGCGACCCGCATCATCAAGGAGGGCTTCGAGGCAGCAATCGAAGATCTGCGCGGCTTCCATCAGTTGAAGCTGACGCTGGCCGTCACCCGCCAGGAGCAATCTTGGGCTTTGATCGGCAAGGGAGATGGAACCGATCCCTTCTGGGCTCGTACCGTTCCGAGCTTCATGCCCGGCCAGGCTACGTTCGCAGCAAAAATGGTGGACCGCACGGTCCGCATCATCACGGGCCATGATCTCAAGGATGCTTGCACAAAGACCTTCGGCAATCCCAATCCTGTCGAACTGGTCCTCGTGCGAGAGATTCCCCTGGAGTCCACCCGGGCCGAAGCAGCTCTGGCTCTCGGTTTGGGCTAACAACCAAGGAGAAAGACATGTACAGGGAGCACAGAACCCTCTTGGCAGAGGTGGATGAACTCCCTCAGAGCACCGAGGGGATTCCACCAAGACCCAAAGGTATTCTTCTGGACTGGAGCCCGAAAGGGTTTGGCTGGCTGGCCGTTATCGTCGCCCTGTCCTGGGTGGCAGTGGGGTTGGTTTTCGCACTGTGGTGAAGGGCACTTGCCCGGGGGAGAAATCCCCTTTTTTAGTCAACAAAAAACCCGGGTACGTTTCCGCCCCGGGTTCAGGTTGATCTAACGTGGATTACACGGAGATGGTAACTACGATGTTGCCTGCGCCAACTAGAGTCGTGGAAACTCTTGCTCTCATGAACTTCCACGGTTGAACATCGGTTTGTAGAATAGCAAAGGTACCAGCGCCGTTACCTGGGGTAATGGCTGAACCACTATTGTACCAGTTGGTGCCGTCGTTAGAGCCTTGCATCTGCACGGCCCCAGCAGATACTACTCCGTCGGAGGCTAGTACATAGCTTTTTGCAGCGGCGTACCCAGTGTTGACATACCCAGTAACATATCCAGCAGTACTGACGGTAGGAATGGAGGTACCAGTACCAGTAGCTGAAAGCAGAGTAAGAGTCTGGCCCGTAGCTGGAACTGATTGGTTAGTGTTGCTTGTAACAAAATCTGTCATTTTTTTTCCTTAAGGTAAGAATTTGGTTTTGCCCCGTAGGGCCAGTATCATGATACTTTATTTTAGCATAGTGTAATGAAAAGTAAAAGGAGACGTGGTATAATGAAAATATGACAACTGGCATTTATGTAATAACAAATAAAATCAACGGGAAGATTTACATAGGTTCATCAGTCAACATAAATAGGCGTTGGATTGAACATTTGCATAAACTTCGGAAGGGTAATCATTACAATGATAAATTGCAGGCTGGGTTTACCAAATATGGTGAAGAAAACTTCGAGTTTAAACTACTCGAAAAAGTAGAAAATAGAGAGGATTTATTTGTCGTTGAGCAAAAATGGTTAGATGAAACTGGGTGTGTTACTGACGGCTATAATTTAGCTGATAAAGCTTTCTATCAACCTGAGCGTAAAGTTGATAAAGAAACAGTAGACAAATTTAAAGAATCTATGGCTGAATATTGGGCCTCAGACAAGTTTAAAGAATTGATGAAACGTAATTCTGAATTCTTGGCTAAGCGTGGAGTAAGCGAAGAAACCAGGAGAAAAATTAGCGAGGCAGGCAGGGGTAGAAAACCAAGCGAAAAAGCCATAGCTGCTTTAGTATCAAGAACTAAAGGTATTCCAAAAAGTGAAGAGGCTAGAAAGAAAATGAGTGTAGCTAAAACTGGATATAAAGCCCCTCCTGAAGTAGGTAAAAAAATCAGCGAAAGTAATAGGGGGAAAGTCAGGACACCTGAAATGAGAGAGAAATATTCTCTGGCAGCGAAAAAACGAGAAGAGAACAAGAGACTACAAAAAGAAAAAGCCTGAATTTCTTCAGGCTTTTTTCACTATCATGACACGTTTTAGTTATGAGCTGGTGATTAGAAGTTGAGGATCACTGCCCCATTCACGTTGCCTAGTCCCGCGCCCACAGACTCGTAAGTTGTGAACGTGATGATATCAGCTTCCGTCTTCAGGAACACCATGGCGTCCTGGAGAACATAGAACTGTCCGAGGTACTGAGGCGGTGCAAAAACAATCGCCTGGTTGTTCGGCAGAATATCATTCTTGATCGTGGTTACAATCTTGAAACCGAAGAAGTTATCAAGAGTTGCTTCACCGCGATAGAGGGCGGAAGCTGCAGGGGATCCAACTTGAGTGGAAGGCTGCTTGAGCAGGTCAGCATACATTTCCTGAGTCATCAGTACGCAACCGACTGGCAGTTGTTTAGCGATGAGGTTCTTGATACCATTCATCAGGGTTTGGACGGTAAAGCCACCAGCTACGTTGTACACGTTGCTGTTAGCAGTGGCCAGAGCCTGAACGTTGGTATAGAAGTTGCTGTCTTCTTGCTTTTGCAGATCCTTCACGCTGTTTTCTTGAAGAACGGTACGAATGTCGGTACGGTAAGTAGCTAGTTCGAACTTGGACTTCTTGAATTCAGCAGATTGAATCTTTTGAAATGTTACTGCATATCTGGAACCGGTGAAGTAACGGATATCGGCACGGCCGGTAAACGGGAGATTAGCGGCGACGGAGTCGACCTCTTTTTCCACGATAACGGTCGGCTCTTCGTTTACTTGACGGTCGAGCTCGGCAGTTGTGATTGCGATAGGATCAAGAATCTTACGGGTAAACCCGTCTTCTCTTAGTTTTTGTCTGACGAAAGCAGACATTGCAACACCAGCTTCTTTGGTCAGGCCTTGATCGATTTTGTCGATGAAAGACTGGTTGATAAACTGGGCGTTGATAGTTTCAGTGTTGTATGACATTTTCTATTTCTCCAGTTTATCGAATAAGAATGGTGTAAGAGGCATCGTTAAGAGTGCTAGCAGCAGTAATACCGATGACGTAGCCGATGATCGGATCCGTACCCGGAGTACCTACTTTGAAAATCCCACCCCCGTTGGCACCCCCCGCAGTCAGCGGATCACCAATGGTTACTGCAGAACCTTTGTACACGTACGCTTGCTTTACTCTGGCCACATAGTTGCTCCATAGAACAACAGCTTTGTTGGAGTTGACAGAAGATCCAACGTTCAGGCTGGTATCTCCATTACCCCTAACAACCAGACCAACCGCGCCATTAGTTGCTCCCGTACCAACTTTAGCAACTGTAACACCGTCGGACTGGGTCACGACAACGTCACCGTTGCTCAGAGTAGTAGAAGTAGCAATAGGCATTGCTTGATCTAGAGCGCCGTCACCAGGCCAACCACGCAGAATTTCTACGTTAACGCCTGTATCAAATTTTGGCATTTCTATTTCCTTAATGTTAATGGGCTTTGACTAAAGTCAGGCCCGGTATTTACTCACAGCACTAGTCTGTGAATGAATTCTGTATAATTACTATTTTAATACAACAATTTAAATTTAGTCTGATGCTCGTTTAGCAGCCTCTTCAGGAGATAATCTTCCTGTCAGAGTTCTACGAATGGAAGAAGCATCTGACTTGGATTGTCGTCTTTCATCAGACCTGTTTTTTAGGTGTGACTTGAGAACTCCTCCGGCAATTGCCAGACTACCAAGACCGGTTGCTGCTTTCAATGTTGCCGGCTCTAGTCCTACCAAACCAGCAACCTTGGTTAGATACTTGTTCACTTTAGCAGGAAATCTAAAAGAGGGTCGCTAGGAGGAGCTTCTGCACCACTTGCGGAACCAAGTTGCCAAGGTTCGGAAGTTACACTGGCTACCTTTTCAATAAGCTCATTGGGCATCGAATTTAAATAGGCCAGCTCTTCTTCGCTGAAACCAATATTGGCTAGTTTTTGCATGTGCTCAGGGACTTTAGGAGTAGCAGATTCTTTAGCTTCTGCCGCAACTTTTTCCCTAAGTGCCGTCAACTCTGCTTCCAAGCCAGTGATATACTCAGCAGCTTTTTCCAGAATTGCAATTTGTCTAACTTTCTCAACAAGGACAGGATCCTTGCTACAAGCCTCTTTGGCAAATCCCGACGCAGTTTCAATACTTACTCCACCCTTCATCAGGTGAGCGATAGTAGAAGCCGTGTAGTCTCGGATGTAACCGAACTGGGCTTGTTTTTCAGTCTCTGCCGCTTTTGTTAGCAAAGAAGGAATTGTGCTCATTACTTTGTCCTTAATTATTGTTGTGGGGCGTTATTGATTACGTTAACTGAACCTTCGGGTTGACGTTTCTTTATAAGACCCGCCATAATGCTGCCAGCTACTGCTCCCCCGGCCATGCCCATACCCATAGGAGACTTAAGAGCACCCATAGCCTTCCCGGCAAGTTGGGATCCCAGTCTTCCGAAAGGCTTCGTCCCTCCGGCATTTGCTGCTAGAGCATTTAGTTTAGCCCCCGCGATTTTTTCCAGGTACCTGTTAGTCATAGACGCTTTCTTTTCGTTATCATTTCTACTAGAGGCAATTGCTGCAAAATCCCCGCCAACCCCAAAGGCATGCGCTCCAAGAATTCCGCCTATAGTTGCGCTGGACACTGACTTATTAGAAAGCCTCATTTTACCAAAAGCAGTTTTAGCTTTTGATAAATCAGCGCCTCCCCCCAGTACTTTACCCAATCCCTGGGCAGGCCTAGACTGAAAGATCTTGTTACCTATCCGAGTTGAAGCTAGGTTCTTGCCAATTTTTGAGCCCAAAGTAGCCCCGGCCGCACCTAGAGCCACTACTTTGGCAGTGGTTTTAAGTTTGCTTTTAAGGTCGTCAGACAGGGCTATTTTTTTCATTATTTTTTTGAATATTTTTTGTGATGCTCTTTGCTTTGGTTTTTAACAGATGCGTAAACCCCGTGAATACTTCCTGCCATACTCCCGGCGATAGCTCCCTTAGTAGCGGCTGTTTGAAGATTTATCTTTCCCTTTGAGGCTGCTGAGACTAAAGCACCTACCCCCATTCCGGCCAGTGACCCCCCGAAACTTTCTATAGCTCCTCGGCCCACTTTTCTAAACTCTCCCTTAAGTTCTGACTTTGCGGTACCGCCAAAAGAAGGGCCTTGCTTTCCATGTTTATGGGCAATATGATGCTCCATCCAGGCGGGAGATATAGCCCCCCTTATGAATTCATCTCTAGCCAGAGCAATTTTTTCTAAGTATTTGTTGGTCATTATTGGATCAATAGAAAAAAAAGGGAGGGGGAATACCCCCTTTCTCTAATTTACTTTACTCCGCTTGCAGAGCCGCGTTTACTGCGCTGACAGCACCGTCAAAATCATAGCCACGATTCATAAGCTCGTTAACGGCAGCGACCTTGACTTGTTGCATTTCTTCGTTGGCGATTTCTTCTGCAGCAGCCTTGACCAGATCAACTGCCAGGTCAAATTCAGCACCAGCTTCCATCAGCGCCACGACTGCAGCTACTTTCTCTTGGCCGTCCGGAGGAATTACACCAGTGCCCATTGCAGGATCTTTACCTTCACTACCTGCAAATTGGCTTCCACCAGCGGGAACCACGTCATAGGGAGTAGTACCGGTGCTCATTGCGCGATTGACCAGTGCGTCGGTCATCTGGTTCAGAGTGCCCCCAATAGGGTTGTTCATGATACGTTGATCATGTTGAGCTGTCATTTGTTGAGTGGCTTGTTGAATTTGGTTGCTAACGGGAGCATCCGGCTGAGTGCCGGGAGCGTTCCATTCTGCAGCTACTTTTTCCAGGATAGTAGTAGCTAGTTTCTTGTCGTTTTCAGAAGTCATTTCGTTTCCTTGAGTAGTTTCTGGAGTCGTTGTTGCTTCCGCTGACTTTTCGACTCCGGTGTCAGCGGCAGTAGTAGGTTCTGCTGCAGGGACTTCGGTTGCCGTTGTAGGTTCAACCAGTTTTTCCTGAGCAAGCTTTTCTAGAAATTGTGCGGCCAGAGCTTCACCAGCTTTGAATGCATCATTAGCTGTTTGAACTTGGGCCTCCTTGGTTAGAAGAAGTTCCAGTTCTGCGGAAAGTGCCGGCTTTACCGATTGTTCAGTAGTCGGTGCTTTGACTTCCTGAGCAGACTTTTCTAGTTCGGCTAAAAGGGTGTTGATGTTCATCTTTTGTCCTTAGTTTATCATCTTATTTCCAAGAGCCGCAGCTCCTAGAAGAGTATTCAGTTGTGTACCAACTCGGGTGTTAGTTTTGCTACTCAAGTATCTGGCGGTGGACAGAAGCTGATTATTTACGGCGGTTTTATCCGCCGGTTTCATCTCTCTGGCCAAGGCCATCTTGCATAACAAAACGGTGGACTCTTGATCCGATGCCGATTTGATTATTACTATTTTAGCACTTCTGTTCAAAGATGCTTGATTCTGTTCGATTTTATCTCGAATTTGTTTTTCAATCAAGTGGGTAATGAACATTTTTGCTATGAGTGCAGCGGCACCCACCATTAAAAGCACTGGCCCTACCTTCTTTGGCAGTTCAGGCTTTAGGGGTTCTTGCGTTTGGGTAACAGGGGCTTCATACGCAAAAGGATTAAAGCTAGCCTGCCCAATCTGAGAAGCACGTTTCTCCACGTATTCGGGGAGTAGTGAACTTCCAGCCATGCTAGGGCCCAGTAAGCGCATAACTCTAACATCGGGCTGAGCATCGGGATTAAAACGAATGTTGGGAATGTGTTCATCTGGATTTACTAAATGAATATAATCCTTGGCCAGCTTTCCAATCCCGGTCCAGTCTCCGTCTAAGTACTTGCTGGCAACCAGCTCTGACAGGTACTCCAGGGAAGGACTGATACCAAGTGCTGCTAGAGAAGCAAGCACGGTTTCCATCGGTACTTCTTTGAAGTGTTTGATCGTAGACATGTCTGGATCACAAGTGGCGGCAAGAATACCTTCAACACTGGAGTTTACCTTGTCTACATATCCCCCGTCAATCTCTTTGATCAACTCTGATAGCTTACGGAGAGAGGCTTGTTTGATTGTTTCACTAACCCCTTCTATTTCTGCCATCTCGGCAGAGCCCACAGTAGGTTCTTCCGAAAAGGCTACTTTTTGGAGAATGGAGCTAGTAACGTCAGCAGGTTTGATAACAATGCTGATATCAAAGAACTTCAACGGGCCTACGTTAAGGGCCATTACTCTACGGCCATCTGGATGAATCTTACCCAGTTCATTGCGTAGATGAACGCAGTACTCTTGTCTGGTATGGGCCTTGTTTCCACAGATGCTACAAACGTCATAGGGCGTTTTGCAGGCCATGGAGGTAGAAGGGTAGTCACCTTGCAGTATTCGGTCTTCTATGTCGTATCCAAGGGTCGTATCGACCTCTGCAATGAGCTCTACTCTATGCATTCTTTCATTGTAGATAGAGTATATGACTTTGCCGATTGACTTGGCCGGATCCTTGTTTATGTGATGACGAAAGACGTGAGCAGGAGACGTTTCAAAAGTCTTGTAATACTGAAGTAGGTTGGATTCGGGGAAGTAGTCAGCGTTCTTGTTGGAACCGTAATACTCACCGGCCCCCATCGCATTTATGTGCAAGTACATCCTACCGGACTTAGGTTCAATCCGGGAGGCGTATTCTGAAATGCGATTATCCGCTGCGATCTTTACAAGAGAAGAAATACCCTTAGGGTCCAGGACCGTAATGGTTGGTTCTTCGTATTCAAAGAAAGAAGCGGAGTCTATGAGCTTGAACATTTATTGGTATGAATTACGAATAGTTTCTAGTATCAACAGCAGTATTTTGTTGGTATCTGTTTTCCAGGTCCGCAGCCAACCGAATGGTTTGTGCATCCATGCCGTCCCCTTGAACTGCATTGGACAGAAGATGAGCAAGCATGTTGGGATCAGTAGCAACGTGAGGGGCGAACCTGAACAAAGTCTCTCCGTAGCTACGAAGTTTCTCTTTATCTGTCTTCTTGAGAAGAACATTCATTTGAGTGGCTTGAATAAGGGCTTGGAGGAAACTGTTGTGCAGAGCTTGACTCTGAACACCATTAACGAGCTTGGCAACTCCGGCTACTCCTAGACCTACGGCAGTACCCATCAAACCCTTGCCTAGTTGCTCCCCTAGGCCTTTTGTGAGGTGCCCACCAAAGCCTATTTTTCCGTCTTTTCCACCGCCGTCAAATCCCCCTTCTCTTGGGTTTTGCCAGGCAGCCATTTTATCTAGAAAGCCGTTGATGAACTTTTCTGCGTCTTCTTTAGAATCTGGAAACTTTTCAGTTGCGATTTTCTCAATTGTTTCTTTAATCAGTTCTGACATAATTAGTATCTCTTACCTTCACCTTGTAATACATTCCAGACACTTTTCTCTGGATCAACCGGAGTAGAAGCAGCCATGGCTATATCCAGGGGAGCAATTCCTCTGGGCAATAGCTTACCGAAAGGCTTTGCTGGTTGAAATTTTTTAGGGCCTAAAAGACCGCCGAGAGGAGTTTTATGAATCGCGTTCTCTATTCCGGCAGCAGCACGTCTGCCTAACTTAGCAGCCGGATAGGCAATAGGAGCAGCCATTCCCGCTGCGGCTCCTCCGGCAGCAAATCCAACTCCTTTAGACGCGGAAGCTAAGGTGTTACCAACCATTGTAGGGCGCGGTGCTGGCCCAGTAGTACCACCGATGGCTGCTGACTTGAACAGGCCGTCAGCCTTGTAGTGCTCTTTGTCTAGGTCCTTCGCAGCACTTTCTCTTTGAACCACTTCGTAAGCCTTTTTAAGTAGCCCGGAAAGAGATCTGGCTTGAGACAGCTCACTATCGTCAAAAACGTGTTTACGAATGTCCACATTGCATGCATCCTTCCCCGTAGCCAGTTTTACCAGTTTTGGAAAGTCTTCCTCGGTGGCTACTTCCGCGAGTTTTTCTATAATCCATTCATCCTTGGAAACCTTCTTTACCAGGTCACCAATCTGCATGGTCACAGCGGCTTTCTCTATTTCCAGGTCAACTAACAGCACGTGATTTTCCATCACGCCTTTTCTAGCCATGGCTTGTTTTTCGGCTAACTGGAGATCAAACTGGCAACGAACGTCGTCAGCATCCCCGTCTCCGTCGCTTCCACCAACGGTCCAATCTCCCTTCATCTTGCTGTTGTCAAAACCAGCTGAATTATCAGGAGCATGTTCCTCGGGTTCTGCCGGCATTACCATGTGGCCCATAACGTCTTCATACTTGGCAACAGGGAACTCAAAGGTTCGATCCTTGTTCATGCTTAGCAACTTCAGGTAACCGATTTGGTTAGTTGCTTCAACACTGCGCTTGATCTGATCCATGTTCAAACTGAGATCAGAAGCGTGTTTAGCCAGACCCTCACTCAGAGGACGCTGGTTGTTGATAAACTGCGTAACACAGTCTACCGCAATGTCTTTAATGGTGTCTGGTGTGATGTCCATATTAACTTTTCTTGATTATCATTTGGCAGCTTCCATTTTTTTTAGTTTTGCTCTACGTTTGGATCCATTGGCGTACTGAGCAGCGTGGGCCCCTGCAACAATTCCAGCTATAGACCCCCCTCCGGCTATTGCTCCCGCAGTCAACAGACCTAATGGTAATCTTCCAGTATTTCTTACGATTGAACTACCAACCATACCCCCTACATAACCGGATCCTGCTGCAATAGGGAGGGCTGCCCCTAGCCCTGCAGCAGTTCCCAGTCTGCGTTCTTTGGGGGTCATTTTGTGTGATGCCAGCTTTTCCAAATATTTATTCACCAATGTCTACTCCTATACTTTCTGCCTTCTTCAATTCTTGTTCTATGATTGCGTTAATTTCTACTAATTCATTCATAGATTTAAACTCTGGCACCACTTCCTTGATTGCAAATTCAAGGTCTTTATTAGCAGAAGCCATCGACTCAATCTGCCACAATTTCAATAGTCTGGCAATGTCTAAACTTAGTTTAACCCATTTAGTACTCTCTTTACTGGCCTCTGCAGCGTTACCTGTAAATAACGCTTCTTTCGACTTATACATGCAGTTACTAAAGAGTTCGTTCAGTCCTTCCTGCGGGTTGATTTGTACTGTCCTACCCAATCTCCAAGCTAAAAATTGGATGCCTTGATTCAAGGCCCAGGTTTTCAGCAGAGTTTCTTTAGGCTCGGCTCCTTCTGTTTCTAAAACTTCCAGCTTCTCCAGTCTATTCATGGAGTTGACGTTGTAGTAAACGTCATTATACATCTTTACCAGCTGTTCGGGAATCTCTAAAATTTCGGAAATTACCGAGTAGTCTTTTTCACACAACAAACATGCTTCTAAATACTGTTTCTGAATTCTGGACGTACGAATAGCCCTAGCCTGATCGTAAAGCTTTTTCTCTGGGGACTCAGCGTCGTTTATTACTTTGTCTGCTAACTCGCTGACCCCAGTAGTTTTAGTTCCTATAAGAAGAGCTACTTCATTTGGTTTGTTTGACATTCGCCGCAAACCTCTGCAGCTTGATGTAGTTTTCTCCTAGCATTCTATAAACGTTCTTTAGTAATGACATGAAGTTAAATACATCATCCGCATTGTGTTCTTCTCCTAATTTGCTCAAGTTAATTCGTCCAAGGAAGAGAATTCTTCCAAGTCTATCCACAGCTTCTTCAATGTCCGGTAGATATTCTTCAATCAACTCAAACATGTCGGGAGACTGGAGTAGTTCACTGATCAGCGTATTCTCAACCGTTTGGGGGTCTTCGGTCTCAACCGCATTTCTCATGTTAGGTAGGAAGTTGCTACCCTTGCCCAACGGATTGATTTGAGGGGGAGGATCTTGACCAAACTGAGGAATCTGACCAGGGGTATCAAAGTCAGAAGCACCACTAGCAGCCTCTTTGGACAGGTAGATGACTACTTTCTTTGTCTCCATTGCCTTCTTAACGAAAGATTCAGCAGCGGACGGAGCGATATGGTTCTTTACAACCAATAGTTCCATTACGTCCGGTACTGACGGAATAGGTCTGCCGTTAACGTAGAAATCAACGTTGTCATATGTCAGATTGAGGGACGAGTTCAGCATACCCCAAGCTGCTACTTCTTCCTTTACAGAAGCCGAAGTAACACTCCTTTCCAGAGTATCTGATTGATCCTTTTGCAGGGTCAAACACATTGCATCATAGGGGATGAAGATAGTATTTCTGGTGCTCAAGGCTGACTTGTTGTAGCCACGGAAAGCATGTATTAAAACTCTTTGATCCGTGAACTTACATCTAGCCGTCATGGTGACACCTTCGTACACCAGAGCCACGCTTAGAACATAGAAAGCTCCAACCAAACACATGTTGGAATCAAATATGGCAAGGGTATCTCCATTGTCCACATCTCGGGGAATCTTGCCTTGATTGAATTCGAAGTACCTTTTCAGTACATCTTTGTTGGTATCAGAATCCCCTTGGCACACTGCTTTTCCGGTAATTGCGTAATCACCGTTTTCAAACAATAGAAAAGACGGGCGGGAAAGCCGGGTATTCTTCATGTACCCAAACGGATCTTCATCTTCTTTCTCTCCCTTGAGGTTCATGGTGGAACCACCAAGGTCCACTGGCACGAACGCTTTTCTTGTTCCTCCAGTAGTCATGACGATGTTGTAATCGTATCCGCCGTCTATGCTGGAAAGCAGAGAGAACTTCTTCTCAGAGAAATTTTCAGAAGCAATGGCAACTCTGGTTAGGGGGTTGGAACCGTCTACTGCATACCCTTTGGTAAGAATAGATGTAACCTGAGGGGTGGGGAGATTATCTCCGCCACGAACAATTCTTACTCCAACGTTTTCCGAAGCAGGACGAGTATCAGCTTCCAGTCTGGAAGTGTTTTTAAGGGCGTTGAATATCGTGTCCAAGCCAAACATGCCATGCAGTTTGTTGTAGACTTCTTTGTTTTCCGCTAGTTTTTCGATAACCGCTTCTTTTACTTGGTTGGGTAGAACGGTCAGAAACTCAGTAAGTTTACTGGAAGAAGCATAGGCAAACTTGCCAGTTCTTGGAGGATTGATGAGATGCTGTACGCTGGGGTTCTGAGGAACGGTCTGAGGAATCTTGGTGGGAGTTCCCATTTCCGGTTTTTGAGAGTTCAGAATAATTTCGATACTATCTTTGGTCAGCGGAAAGAACTTGGACTTGCTGCTGAAGAAGATAGAGTCTATCGGAAACAGACCTTGCCCCTTTGCAATTACGGGGACGTAAAAGATGTCAGCACCAGATCGTAGAATGAAAATCCCGATTTGAATATCGGAATCGTCTCCCAGTTCAGACGATAAGTCTTGAAAGGACAGGATCAGGTTGCTTAACTCGGGCCATGCTTGCAAAAATTTAGCATAGGCAATATCGGTAAATTCCATTACTTTGTTTCCTTAGGCAAAGGTCTTAATTATGTAGTATTTTAACCCCAAAATCAAGTACATATATCAGGCAGTCTTCGTAGCACACCCATTTTTACTCGGGGCGGGCTGACCTCTCGTAGAAGAACCGGTATTAGTAGCGGTGGTTGCTGAAGTTCCGTAGCTTAAAGAAGCTGTATTTACATTCAAAAAGACCCCTTGAGAATCTCTGGTGATTCCGGAGGCTGCCAGAGTCTTGCTGATCGCGTTGTTGGACCCTGCCACCATAGACATTCTCATCTCCGGGCTAGTTCCAAGTACATCCCTGGCCCCAGCTTTACCTAAGTAGTCTCCTACGGCTAGCCTCATGGCTTCGGCCTTAACACTCTTCTTTAACCTGTTTCTAACCTTGCCTTCCATTATTATGCACCCCATAACAATGGATCTCATAGCTCCAATTTCATCATTGGTAAAAACTGCGGATGAACTTTGTCCTGCATTAACCATTATTCCGTACCCTTCGGCTATGGCCGAGTAGTTCCCTAAGGACATTACTGCCTTGGATTCTCGAGTTCCTCTGACCTGGTACATGCCCATGGTTGCCATCAAGGCCTTAGCACTTAAACCCTCATTCAAAACAGATAGGGAGGTGGAATAAGAAGTAGGATCTCGATACAGGGGCAGCACCAAGGGGTCGGTGTAATAAGACCTGCCAATGCCCCCGGCAGTTCCTATGGTTACGTGGTTTGCGTTAACCTTGTTAGGCCATATTCTAAAACTGCTCTCCAGCCCCATTGTGGCCATCATGATGTATAAAGCATCCGGACAGCTATTAAGAACGGGGAATGCTGCAGAAAGTACTGTATTCATCTTGGAAGCCAGATACTGAATATTTCCTACGCTTACTGCAGCCTGTCTAGCCGATTTCTTTCCAGCCCCTTTTGTGCTAGTATTTCCCATGTTCTCCCTCACCGAACTCGGTGCCCATAATGTACGGAGTGATAGGATCTACGGAGTGAATCTCGGATTTGGATCCGACAGCAGCAGCGTTTTTTATTGTTCCGATAAGCTGAGAGAAGGACAGGTTGGATACCCAGTTCTTGTCTGCGAGTTTAACTGTGTACAACCCGGGTACAATGGGATTGACCTTGAGACCCGACGTGGATACGTGAACCTTCTCAATACCATGATGGGAAAGGTCTGCGATATGGTTATCCGTAAGATGAGTTCCCGGAGTAAGATCCAGCACTCCTTTGGCCAATATCTTGCCAGAACCCTGTTTCAATGGAACTTCCTCGTGATGTTCTTCGAAGTGTTTAGCCAAGTCAGAAACAGTAATCTTGTCTCCGGGAAGAAAACCGGAATCTCCAGGGTCTTTTACTTCTGCAAAACGAATCATGTTTTTGGATACAATTTCGAAGTGACGCGGATCCAGTCCAGCACTTTTCTTCCCATAAACTTCAGCAAGTTTATTTGCTAGGTATGTACGCCCCGCCCCGATGCCTTTGAGCTCAACTAGTTTTCTCGGATTTATTGTTCCGGTTGAAAGAGGATCTCCTACTCTGACTTTATCTCCGACGTGAACTGTGGGCTCCTGCTCTCTAGAAACGAAGTGCATATCCTCCTTGCCTCCGCCATGTACCAATATTTCGTAGTCCTTCAACGGTGTCTGATGAATGCCTTTAACTTCGCCGTTCACCCGGGAGATTGTGGATTCGTCTTGGAAGTTTTCTCTGGGGTTACTAAGTAAGTTATTAGCCTCTTCAAATACGTTTCTTTGCCCTCCGGCAACCCCACCTTGGTGTTTGGTTGATAACATGGCCTGAGTCAGAACTTCAGAAATAGACTGGGCCGCGATAACCCCAACGTTTTCACCTATTTCCGGCAAGTGCCCATTAGCGGCTATACCATAACATTTCTGGCACATACCCTCATGGGCCTCACAAGTCATTGGACTTCTGACTTTAATGGTTGATCTGCCTTTCAAAGTAGCGTAGTAATGCTCGTCTATTAAATGATTGGTACCGGCCTCAAACCTCCCCACAATAGCTTTTACATTGTGGCTATCTATTGGAATACCATTTTTGGTTCCACAATCACCCGTAGTAATTACATCGTGGAACACGGAAGGGGTAAGTTTCTTGAACACAGCCCCGGGTTTTTCAGTAGATAGCTGCGTTAGAACGGTACTGGCTCTACCTCCATAACTCATGGCAAAGAACTCTGCAGGGGATAAGCCTTCAGCAAAAGAGTGTTTGATTGCTACTGGAATGGGGTGGCCCTTAACGTCGAAGGCCATGAGAGGAGAAGCGGTTCCGATACCTAGTTGATCTGGGTTTCCTCGGGCTCCCGATTGAGCCATTTTCGCAGCCATGGAGCCTCTACCAACCAGATAGTTCAGGTTTTGTTTGTTAAGTATCTTTCGGGTGGATCCGGCCAATTCGTCTATTCTATCCCTCTTTTCCTTTGGAGAGGCTTTGCTTTCCAGAATGTTCTTGAGTTTGGTTTCGAATTCCGAGAACAGAGCCTGTCTTTCATCACTGTCATTCTCGTAGTCAGAAAGAGGGGTAGTAGCCCCGATTTGTGTGGCTCTATCGAAGAACATCTGGGCTAAAGAGTTGATGGTTTCAAATGCACCTTCTCCTCCGTGCTGAACCAGGTTATTGATAAGTGCTGACATACCCCCTTTATCTAGGGGTCTATGTAAATCGAAGCTGTCTTTAGCTTTTTGTGTCGGGAGCTTTGATTTTATTAGAATAGCTCCGGCAGTGGTGATATTGGCCATACTGTTATTTTAGGCCTTTATTTTAAACAAATCAATATCGTTATTGGTATAAGTAATATAGAGAAGAACATTTCGAACTTCTCAATTCACAAAAGGGAAGACATCATGAGAACTGAACGTTCTGCACGAGAGAAAGCCAACTTGGTTCTGGCCAGGGGGGCGACGGGGTTTCTGGCTGCCCTCGCCGGGATCCTGGTCGTGGCGGCTGGTTCCGCCATTCGGGACGAACGCCGCAAGACCGATCGATTGCTGGGCCTCGGTGACGAGGATTTCGTCAAGGCCACGACGCCCAACCATACGGTCACCAACATGTACGGGGGCCGAATCTAGATCCCGGTGGAGGGCCTGGAGAAAAAAAAGGGGGGGGTCGAATACCCCCTTTTTTATATACTAAGCTCAAAAGCCCCTATTGATCCTGGGACCCTGAAGGGTTTGCCGGTGTAGTCTGAAAAATATCCGGCAAAACTTCCTCCGTTTATGACCTTCGATTTCGGGGAAGGAGAGTAGTCTGCATTTAGTTCGGGATCGAAATAGTAGTTAACCGCCGAAAAAGAGTTAATCAAGGCCCCTTGCCCTGCCCCTGGTAAATTACCGGAGTTAGCAGTGTAATCCCCCGTTGCAGCCGGACTTGCTGTAGAGTTGAAAATAACGTTGCTAGAATAAGTAACACCTCCTGCTGTCGATATCCCCGTCCCGGTTGTTTTTTTAAACACGCCCCAGTTGCATTTGCTTATAATATTGTTATAAACGGAAGTTCTGAAAGTGTACGCACCCACTCCAACGCCTATTTCACTGCTAGATACTATGGTATTGTTAACTATATTGCAATCGGTTACTTCGTAATAAGTTACAACTGCTGATCCTACGGTCCCGGCCCCGGACCCAGTAGATGCATAAGTAAAAGTTGTGGCGCTAGGCACCGTCAATATTTGAGTAGGGCTGCTCGTATTCAACCCCGCTACTCCCGTCACCCCACTGACAGAAATATACATGCCGGGCCTTAATCCGTGTGTAGTGGGGACGGGAGAAGTTCCTGGCAAGGTCACCGTTGCTGTAGCAGTCGTGCCATCGCCGGATAAACTGGCCAACTTTATTTTATAGGCCGTTTTCGAAGTCAGATCTAGGGTTATTCCTCCCAAGTGGGTAATACCCTGACGACAGTTAAAAATAACGTTGCCGTATATCTGACTGTTGTAGTTGAAATAACTCATTATTCCGGAAGATGGTAGGTAGGCTCCGGTTTGAATCTGAGGGGAGTTGAAAACTATATTTCTTCTAACTATATTATCCCTACCCAGCCCTGTGTACTGAGAGGTATTAGTTAAGTGTTGATCCAGAAAGATACCCACCCCAGAACCTTGCGATCCCAGCAGCAAAGCTCCATTATTTCCGACTTGATTTTTTTCTATCAGACTGCTTATACACCCGGAAATCCAAAGAGAGTGAGTGTCGTACGGGCCGTTGGCGGAACCATCAAAAGCTACTCCGCT